ATGATAATGTATATAGCTAACATTGAAAAGGATGTTGCTGTACTTAAAGCTCAACAATTAAACACCGTTAAAAAGTTCGACAGAATTGAAGGAAAATTAGATCGAATTTTAATTTTAATTCACGAAAGTAAATGACCTATACATACTTTCAAATGCAAGAGAAGGTACAAAAATTAGTTCAGGTGTTTAAGAAGTCGAAAATCAAAAATCGTAATATAAAGAAAAATGCTAAACCTACTAATTAATTTAATTCCTGTAGTGTTGGGCTTTTTAGCCAAACTTACAGCCATCAAAACACAATTAGCTGCTGACAATCAAAGGCTAATGGTAGAGGCTTTAATGGTTAGATCAGAAGCCATTAATCAAGCAAGAGAATCTGAAAGAAAAGAATCGCCTTATTCAGCTTTTACTAGACGTGTATTCATATTTGTTGTGTTAGGCCTAGTGGTGTTTATGGTGGTAGCCCCTGCCCTATTTGATATTAAAACAGTAATTCCAGTATTAGAAAAAGGGTTTAGTTTTCTAGGAATTAAATTATCACCAGACAGAACAGAATATATAACAGTAGAGGGTATGTTACTACTGGAAGAAGTAAGAGCAGTATTTGTAATGATCGCTGAAATGTTCTTCGGTTCAACTTTAGCTAAAGGAAGATAATATGACATTTAGAGAATTAATAAACGAAGTATTAATTAGATTAAGAGAAGAGACTATTGCTACAGATTGGTCAGGCAATATAAACGATTCTTCTACAATAACAGACTATCAAAAAGTAATTGGATCGCTTATAAATGATTCTAAAAGAAATATAGAAACTTACCATGATTGGTTGGTTTTAAGAGAAACAGTTGATGTTTCTACAGTAGATGGTACTAGAAATTACAACCTTTCTTCTGGACAAGAAATAAAGGTTTTAGATGTTGTTAATCAAGATACAGGAAATAACCTAGTACAAGTCAATAGGCAATATATGAACTCTACCAGGTATCCTTCAGAAAACTCTGGAGAGCCTATGTATTACGCTTTCAATGGTGCTGATAGTTCTAATAATCTTAAAGTTGATTTAGAGCCTAAACCAAACTCTGCACAAACAATATCTTTTGGAATAGTTAAATATCAAGACGAATTAAAAACAGCCTCTACTAATTTAAAAATACCTTTTAAACCAGTTGTTCTCGGAGCTTGGGCTAGAGCAATATCAGAGCGTGGTGAAGATGGGGGAACAAATACGAGTGTAGCTGCTGCTGAAACTGCCGATGCTATCAATCAAGCTATCATATTAGACGGTGGTAATGTCCAATATGAAACGGAGTGGTATGTCAGCTAATTTAACTTACAAACCTTTAGATAATGTAGGAATCAATGGCCTTAATAGTCAGACCAACCCTGCTTCATTAGACTCTACCTGGCTTACGTCAGCAGAGAATATTGTCTTGAGGGAGTCTGGTCGAATCTCTTTTCGTAAAGGTTTAAAGCAACAAGTATTAGCCACAAGTGCCAAGATTGGTGCTATAACAGAAAATAAGGGGGATGGTGAAACATTAGCAGCAGTTGGTGGGAATATGTACACTGTGGACTTTTCTACTCCAAGCACACCTTGGACTGGTTCATTCTCAACTGGGGCATCAACTTCTGATTGGGAGATGATTGGGTTTAACAATAATACCTATTGTGTTCAATCTGGAGCTATACCTGTAGAGTACAATGCTGGTACATGGACCGTATTAACAAGCGTTAGTGGTTATGCTGCTCCTAGTGGAGTAACGACTTTCAATCCTAGTTGTGGTATGGGATATTATGGTAGGCTTTGGGTGGGTGGAGTAGCAGAAGAAAAAGATGTAGTTTATTATTCCGACACCCTAGTTCCTCATAAGTTTAGCACAGGAGCTTCTGGTTCTTTAGATTTAAAAACTGTATGGGGTAATGATGAGATAGTTGCTATTGCTCCTTTTTTTGGACAAATGGCTATATTTGGTAAAAGCAATATAGCTATATACCAAGGTGTTACAGACCCAAGCACAATGTCTTTAGTGGAAGTTATTAGGGGTATTGGTTGTGCGTCAAGAGATACTGTACAAGCTGTAGGAGATGATTTATTGTTCTTATCCCCTACTGGACTTCGTTCATTATCAAGAACTACAGAACTAACTAATGTTCCTCTTGTTGATTATTCAGTAAATATAAAAGATTCATTAATAAGACATATTAGTCAAGACGCTGGCTCTAAAGCAATTTATGTTGAAGATGAGGGTGTTTACTTATTAACATTTCCTAATATAAATACTACTTATGCTTTTGATATGAAGCATTTAACCCCTAATAAAGCACCAAGGATAACTAACTGGACATTTGATAGTACAAGGATACCAACAAGCTATGCCTATACTGAAACAAGAGGTTTGTTAGTTGGACAAGAGGTAGGTTCAATATCAACTTATGAGGGTTATTATGATAAGACTTTTGTAGATGGTGGTACTTATACTGATCATGCTTACACTATAAGTTTTAAGACAATCTGGATAAATCTAGGTGATTCAGTTCAAACTGCTTTCTTAAAAAAGATGAAAACAATTATTAATGGTGGCTCTGGAATTACAGTAGGTGTTAAATGGTATAAAGATTTTAGTATTACTCCTTCCACTACACATTCTTTCTTACTTAATCCAGTTGCTAGTGGTACTACTTATTTATATGGTGCGTCTACCTCTTTGTATGGTACTTCTAAATATGCACCTATTTATGGATTAAAAGAATACAACATACCACTAACAGGAAGAGCTAAACATTTACAGATTGAAGTGAGTGCAGAGACAAATGGTTATGTAGCCTCATTACAAGATATGACTTTATTATTTAAACAAGGGAAAATACGATGAGTAATTATACAATAGCAGTTGCTTGGTCGGGTAAGGATGCTTTATCGGATTCCAACCCAGCTAAAGTAATATCAGGTTCAGATTTTAATACTGAATTTACAGCAGTACAGACAGCAGTAAATACCAAGGCAGATTTAAATGGTTCTGCTACAGAATCTTTTAGTGCTACTACAGCTACAGAGGACACAAACACAACTCAAGTAGCTACAACTGCTTTCGTTGAAACTGCAACTTCAAAAGCAAATATTGCAGATGTTGTATATCCTGTTGGTGCTATCTTTACTACAGTAACTGCTTATGCCGATTCAGCAGCAGTTGTTACAGCAATAGGTGGAACTACTTGGGTAGCTTTTGGTGCTGGTAAAGTTCTAGTAGGATTAGATGCGAGTGATACCGACTTTGATACGGCTGGGTCGAGTACAGGTTCGGCAGGTTCAGGTGGTGCTAAGACACATACATTAACTACAAGTGAAATACCAGCTCATACACACGATATTAAAATGCGTAGAGAGGGTGTCGCAGGTACTGGTCAGACGGTTTTATATGATACCAATAATGAACTTACAGCTATTCCAACACAATCAGCAGGTGGTGGCGGTGCTCATAATAACGTACAACCATACATTACTGTGTATTTTTGGAAGAGAACAGTATGATGATAACAAATAAAGGAGAGAGATAATGAGTCTTTGGGGTCAATTAGCAGGTGCAGCAATAGGAGCTTACAGCCAGAACAGACAAAGAAAAGCCCAACAACAAGCTTCTGATGAAGCTAGGAGACAAGCTGATTTAGCTTATAAGCGATCACTCCCTTGGGATGTTCAAGGCTTGTTTGGTAGTACAAATTTTGATGAAGATAGTAGAAAATTGAGTATGGAACTATCTGCTCCCTGGCAACAAGAATATGATACTGCTTTCGCAGGGGCTGATAAGCAAAGACGATATATCGCTGATATGGAAGCAGACCCAATGGCTGCTGGTAAGAAGTTTTATGAAATGCAAAAGGCTTTATATGCTCCAGAACAAGAAGCAGATAGACTAGCTATGGAGAATAGATTACTTGACCAAGGTATGTTAGGTTCTTCTGGTGGTGCTAGTCGAATAGAGGCACTTCGTAAAGCACAAGCTGGTCAAGATTTACAAGCACAATATGATGGGTTAAGCAAAGCACAAGGAATGATTGATACTTATAGAGGAAGGTCAGCAGCCGATTTAGGAATGGCTGAATCTATTGCTAATTTAACAAATCAGTATGCTCAAACAGGACAAGGCATTGGAACTGGTATGTCTAATATAGCAGACACAGCAGGAAGGCTTGGGTCTTGGGCAGCTCAAGCTAAAGGGGCAAGCGATGCAGCTTATTATAATAATTTAGGCAACCAGTTTAAGAAGATTCAATGGGGTGGTTTGTTTGGCGATAAAACCCCAGCACGAACACCAACACCTAGTTATAGACATGCCTCTAGGTTTAACAACCCTTATAAATAGGAGATAAAGATGGCATTTACACCAGCAGGAATGTTTTATTTAAGTAATGAAGATTTAGCACCTTCTATGGATATGATGGGAGGCGGAATCAGAGGTATGCTAGGTGTTCAAAATGAAGAAGAAGCTATTATGTCATTAGCTAAAAACTATGATATTACTGATTTAAATCAAAGAGAAGATTTTTTTGCTGCTGTTCGTCAAATTAATCCTAGAACAGAGGTGACACTTCGTAAAGAAGCCCAAGATTGGGATAAAAGACAAAAAGATTTAATACCTACACAGTCTAGCTCTACAGATTATAAAAATTATTTAGTGGATGTAGATCAGGGCTATACAAAAACTTTTGCAGATTGGAGATTAGAACAAGAGCCAAACAAAGATAATAGGTCTACTAAAGAAAAAACAATGGACATGGCAGCAAAATTCCATCCATGTGCTATTAATGCAGGTGGTTGGAAAAAATCTAATGACGAATGTAAGGCTAAAGTTAGAAAAACATATATTCAGCTTAACAGGGAAGATGCTGATGAAAAAGGAAGAGGTGAAGGAGCTAAACTAGAAGCCAAAGATATTAGCACTACTCAAACTGCTATTTATACTGATTCAGACAATTCAAGAGGCTCTTTGGCAACTATAGATCAGTCTATTGGTTTATTAGATCAAATGTATTCTGGTACTGGCGGTGAAAGTATTAAAAGTTTTAAAAGCTTTCTTGTGTCTATAGGTCTTGCTGATAAAGATTCTAATGCTCAAAGTGAGCAGTTTATGAGAAACTCTATGCAATCTATTACAGATTGGATTCAAAAAACAAAAGGCTCTATATCAGATAAGGAAATGGATGCTTTTGTTGCAGCGTCACCTAATTTATATAATACTAAGGCTGGTAATATGTTAATACTTCAAACTATGAAAGAAGCAGCAGCTTACAATATAAGATTAGAAAAAGAGTGGAATCGCTGGATCGACGAAGCAAAGACATCACAAAGGAGAACTGGTTTCCCACCACAAATGAGTGATTGGAGGATGAATTTAGAACAATGGTATAGAGTTAATAAGGTTAAATTACCCACACAAACTGAAATAGAAAAAGCATCTAAAAACTCAGATTCATCTAGTGAATCTACTAGCTCTAGTATCTCTACTAGCTCTAGTGGGCTTAATTATACTGTTGAAAAAATACAGCAATAGGGGG